ACGTGTCCGCAAATTGGCAGCGTGTCCGTCGTGCGTTCTAATGTTTGACAAACAGCGTCTTCTGATGCTCACGCACGCGCCCACGTTGGTGGGCAGTCGGTGTCTCCTCATCATCGGCGCCAAGGCAGTTCTAGCCTGTAACCTTTTCGGGTGTGGTTGCAGACTCGGGGTTCTGACCATGGTGACGTCGCGGTCCGTGACGCATGTGTCTTTTTGGGGTGGTGGCGACCTTTATCGTCCCAGTGGGCATCTGGTTCTTGCCACGGTTGGTTGTCGGTACAACCCCGGTTCTCTAATCCGGTTATGAGACTGGGCCACGCAGTGCAGTGGCTGACCCGGGCCAAAGGCCCGAAAGTAAAAACCTCTTCAGACCCCATCATGGATACAACTTTACGCACTTTTGGTTACAGACAGGGGTTTTGCCTAGCCCTTGTTCTGTGGATAAGCTATAGGTCTTTCTGTGTCGAAGTTGAGACTACTGTTTGGTGGTTGATTGATTTTGGCTTGGAAAGGGATTGGGTCGGGATAGGCTTGTTGGCATTGTTCCTCTGGGGATGTTATGAGCTGCGAGCTTGGTTTGTCGGCGCTCCTTGGGAGCGTCGTGCCCGAGCTTTCGTCGAGGCTTTTGACGACCCCAGGAGGGAGTGTCTCGATGAGGTCATTCAGGGTGATAGGGCCGCCCGCGGAACGCCCGTGCCGGGTCCGGGTGGTGTGCGTGTTCGGTATCGTCCACGCAGTTCACTTAAGATGGCACTGGCTTTGGCAGATTCGACTTATTTTAAGTTCGGATACCGTGCGCGTAGTGAGGCAAACCTTATGATTACTCGTAAGTTCATGTTTGACCTCATGTCCGGTTACCCTGACATCAGGGACAGAGATAAGGCGTCCATTGTTGATATGGCGCTCTATGCTAGTTTCTTGCCTTCCCAAGCTTTGAGGGATTCCAGTATGATGGATGACACTGTTGAGTATTCTCATCGTGCGTCCATTCGGCCGGGTTCCTCATGGTGGTGGCAGCGGCCCGGCCGCAGCCACCAACTTTAGGGAGGCCTTGCCTCTGTGCGCGGGGTGGGTTGTGAACGAAGTTCCGCCCCCAACCACCCCAGTTTACGCGTGCAAAGGAGGTGGGGTGTGGTGAGGGCCAGGCGAATGGTGCGTGTCAGCGGGATCTCTCCCCCGATGCATTTGCTTGGTTTTAATAATGACATTAACACGTTGGAGAGGGCTGTTAAGGAGAGGGTATTTTATGTAAAGCAGGGTAATACCTTTGTCCTTCCTCCTACACCTTTGCCTGGACATTTTGAGCGTGAGCTTTTGCCCACTCTCAATCTTCTGAGTAGATATCTGCCTCGGACCGCCCCGTTGACACGTCTCGCTTTTGTCGAGACATTCCGGGGCCGCAAGCGCAGATTATATGAAGATGCCTGGGGGAAACTATTGAGGAATGGTTTCTCACAGGATGATTCCAAGGTGAAGGTGTTCGTCAAGTACGAGAAGACCGATTTCACTCGTAAGACGGATCCAGTACCTCGTGTGATCAGCCCTAGATCACCGAAGTATAATATTGAGGTTGGCCGTTTTTTAAGGCCGATCGAGGAGAGACTTTTTCGTTCTTTGGCCAAGCTTTTTGGCCATACCACTGTCTTTAAAGGTATGAACGCTGCACGCAGTGGTAGGGTTATGCATGAGAAGTGGTCTATGTTTCGCAAACCTGTGGCCGTTGGATTGGACGCTAGTAGATTTGACCAGCATGTTTCCGTGGACGCGCTTACTTGGGAACACAACGTTTATGGGTTGTGTTTCCCGGTGGCACGACACCGGAGACAGCTGGCCAGGCTACTAGCGATGCAGCTTGCCAATCGTTGCTCCGGCTATACGGAGGACGGGAAGCTTAAGTATGTGACCCAGGGGGGTCGCATGAGCGGGGATATGAACACGTCGTGCGGCAATTGTGTCCTAATGTGTTCTATGATCCACGCTTATGCGCTTTCCATGGGGGTCGTTGTACAGCTAGCCAACAACGGCGATGACTGTGTTGTTTTCATGGAGCAGAGTGACTTGGCGTTGTTTTCCTCGGGACTGGACGCGTGGTTTACGCGCATGGGTTTTACCATGCAGGTTGAGGCCCCGTGTTTCAATTTCGAGGAAATTGAGTTTTGTCAGACCCACCCGGTATGGGTTGGGCCCTCTTATGATGATTACATCATGGTTAGGCACCCCAAGTGGGGTATTGCTAAAGATACCATGACTGTGCATGACTACCGACAGCCCAGTATGTTTCGGGGCTGGTTGTATGCTGTGGGTACTGGTGGAATGGCTATGACGGGACAAATTCCTGTTTTCCAGGAGTTTTACCGCACGTATCTCCGTGCGGGTTGCTTTAGGAAAACAGCGGAGTCAGGCCAGTCCTGGGGGGTCCGCCAGTTGTCGAAAGATATGGTGCGGAGCTATGGAGTAGTCCAAGCACGCACCCGTGCCAGTTTTTACTGGGCCTTCGGCGTCACACCTGATGAGCAGTTGGTTTTGGAGGATTTTTATGGGAGCGTGGATATTGGAGCCGTCGGCGTTAGTGCCGTCAGTTACCAAGTTCCTATGCCCCTGTGACGAGTGGTGACGTAATCGCCATGGGGTTGTGTGCACTAAGTGGCCCAAAACGTTTCAGTTTTGACTGAGTAAAAATTTACGTGCTATCCAGAATGCCGAACGACTGCACGGCGCCAACACGTATGTGTTGTACACAATGAACAGTCTCTGTTGAAGCCAGGGATCCCATACAGCTTCTTTTCATATAAGTAAGATACCGTTCTAATTGTAAATATTATTCTTTTTGACAACAATGGCAAATGCTCGCACCCGCGCTAATCGCCGTCGTGGTAACCGTGTTGCTCTTATTCCTGTGCCCCGTTCCCGGTCGAGAGCCCGTTCTCGCACGCCGGGTCCACGCAGGGCCAGTAGTGAGCCTCTGACCTCGATGACCATGTTTCGTCCTTCTCGTAACTTCCAACAGTCGGAGAAGGTTGCGGGCTCCCGTGTTGTTGTCAACAAACTCCCCGCTGGACGTACTAGGAGGGGCCGCCGCCAACGTATTGGTGGCTCCACTGGATTGCCCTCTATTATTGAGGCGTATATCGACCCCTGGTCTTCATGCGCGGATGGCGTCAGGTACCCTGACGACTTCCGCGGCAACTCTGGAACTTTCAATTCCACTTATGAGACCACTATAGCCGTGGCCCCTGCAGCTGGTGGGTTTACAGATGCCAACATGATTGGTGTCGTCCCCCAGCCTGGCACGGCTTTGTTCCTAGTAACTCCAGATCCTTCTAATACCGTAGTGACCGGTGTGTCAGGTACTAATGGCGCTGGGTTTTATGCCGGTGTTCCAAAGACTTTTAATTGGCCTAATGGTATCCTTTTTACAGGTGCTCCCCATAGCCTTAATGCCTTTGGACCAGGCACAGGCATTCTCAATAACGACATACCCATGCCGAATGTCCCCACGTTGCGAGCGTTGTATTCGGGCGCGCGTTTGGTGGCTGGTGGTGCCAAGGTGACATCGGTGATGAATTTCACCAATGTCAGTGGCACCATCCATGTCGCCCCCGTGTTTGTCAACACTAGCCGTGAGACATCAGCAGGGCCGGCTGGGTTTCCTGGGTTTGCGAACCCAACCCTTACCGAGATGCAGAATGGGTGGCAGACGGCCCTTCCGCAGAATTTGTCGGATATGATTAATTTACCCGGATACATGGAGTACCCACTCAGTTCACTTGAGGCAGATGAGATCCTTGCCATATTTAAGCGGTATGGCACGGAATCACTGCTTTTCAAACCCACTGCCACGGCGTGGGGGATGGATGACAATTCTCTTGGCACTTTAGCTTCCCGTTATGGTGACGCGGATTCGCCCGATTCCATCGGTCATTATTCCTTGTGCGTCTTCATTGATGGGGTCACCGGAGGTATTCAGGCAGGGCCAGCCCTTGCAGGAACGCCGTTGGTGGAGCTTGAAGTGCGCAATCATTATGAGTGTCAGCCTAATCCCCTGTCGTCTTTGACCACTTCGTTGGGGTCGGGCGCCTCTCTCATCACTCCCTCCCCTCCTTCCCAGCCTTTGCTTCTTGCTGCGTCGGACAACCTTGCATCAGATGTTAGTGTTGTTCGGTGCGTTGATTCTGCTGGGGTTGAGGAGGGGGGGTTTGTAGAGGAGGTGGTCTCCCTGTGGCGCAATGCTTGCACTGTTGCCACTAGCGTGGTCTCTGCGGTCAATGTTGCCAGCGGTTTGCTGGCCGCTTTGACTGTTTAAGCTGGTGGTGTTGGTACGGTTTTTAGGAGTTGGGGTTGTTCTTTTATATTATTTTATTTCATGTACACACACATATAACCGCTTCCTTTTGGATTGCTCAACATTGCTCCGGCATAGCGGCCAAAAATATAGAACGCGTTGCTTTCTTTCTGTTCTTTTCCTCCACTTGGAAGTAGTTTCCATTCCTCATCCACACACTAAAAACTTATGTTGCCGAGTGTGTGGTCCGTGTAAATCGGAG